CCGACACCTAATCCGGTCGTCATCTGTGTATTAGTATTACTTGTCACCATAAATTTCAAGAATATCCCGCACGATGGGACTTCTCTCGATATCACTGAATTCAAATTTAATGTACTCGATTCTTTTGGTGCGTTTACCATCTAATTTTGAACATATATCTATGAGACCATTATCTTCATATTTACGATCATGTTGCTTGGGGTCACCTGTTATGACCATCTTACTACCTTCACCTATACGTGTAAGAAGCATCTTCATTTGATTTGGTGTTGAGTTTTGCATTTCATCTGCTATAATGAATGAATCTTTGAATGTTCGCCCTCTCATATAGGCTAAAGGGCAAATTTCAATAATCTTCTCCTTGATCATATATTGAATATCACCTTGACTGTAGAATTCACTAAAAACATCCATGATGGGTCTGGTCCATGGATCCATTTTCTCTTCTAAAGTTCCCGGGAGATAGCCTATATCTTCTTCAACAGAAACAACTGGTCGGGTTAAAATGATTTTCTTATATGTTTTGTCGTTATAACCAGATATAGCTGCATAACACGCTAACATAGTTTTACCCGTACCTGCTGGTCCTACTGCGAATACCATGGGTTTATTCATACTGTAGAGTACTCGATTGTAGTCTTTTTGATGGTCATTTTTTGGTACTATAGTTGGATGCGGAATCTGCTCAATCCCCTCCATCTCTCCATCTACGTAATAGTCGTGTTCGTCGTATGATGACGAGAGTGAAAATTTTAAATTGTTGCGACCTCTTTTACCCCCCATACTTTTTACACAGAAGTTTTATTCACCCACCATATAAAGCCACCTAATATTGAAACCAAAACGGCGACTAAAAGACCAAATGAATATTTTTTAGGGTTTTCGTCTGGAGGTTTATCTGGAAGTCTTTCAACATTCTGATTAAGTCGGTCAATTTTTTGTAATAACTTATCAAGTGCTTTCAGGATTTGAAGCTCTCTATCCTTTGGTTCTTCTTTTACATTTACAGTGGTAATCTCAAGAATCATATACCATTTAGCATCTGGTTGAAGAGTTACGTAGTCACCGTCATCTTGTTGTTCATTAATGGTGAAATTCAATTTCTTAATGGATATAGGATTAAAGTAATTTGTTTGTTGATTAAATCGACGCCATTGTTTATCACGTAAAATTGCATTATTACTCCCAGAAAAGTGTCTTTCGAGTGGTACTCTAGCAAGTATTTGCCCTTGTCTTTCATCAAGAATTTGTGCTACTTTGGGAACTTCTGGGCATATGATATCAACATATTTTGCTATGTTTGTACTCCCACTTGCACCACTATCACCTACTTGTGTAATATAGAAATCAGCAATTTTAATACCCAATACCCGACTCATATCCTCGACGTGTGTATTAGACTCTAAAGTGAGATCGAGTGCGAATGTATTGTTCGTACCATTCACAAATTCGGAATCTAACACGATGTACTGAACCTTTTTAGGTACGTCGTCAAGTGACATTTCTAATATCACTGTATATTATATTATGGCAGTTTCTATGGCAACAAAGGCAATTGTATTTACTGGTACTCTCGCTGTGGTGACATTTATAGATGGTATTCGAGTTTTTAACGAGTATAAAAAAATAGATACTAAAGTTAATAAAAAATGATCTCAACCAACTGGGTTCATGCTATCTGCAGAACTATGATTTCTATGGGTCCTGAATATACCACTAATGTTCTCAAGTGGGTCAAGAGCGCCGTTTGGGATGCCCCTTATCGTGTATGGCTTGATATTGAACTTCATAAAATAGCCTATGATCGCGAAGATTGGAAGAATGATCAGCTCTACTCGAGTGACGATGAGACACCTAAGTCGGACTAAAATATCTAAAAAATTAACAATGACTGATTACACTATTCCAATTGGCGAACTCTTTGTTCATTCAAGTGTACCACTTGGTATCCCTGGATTGGCCACGGACGAATTGAGAATTGCTTTTCTTCGAGCTACTGAATCACTTTGTCCAGACGTTCAACGAAAGATCTGGGAAGAGGTTCTTTACTGTACCATACCAATTGAACCACCTCCTGCACCCCAAAAATGCCGTTCGGTTTCCTACAATCGATCGTCGATCTCATTACCCCGAAACCTATTCGAAATGAAAGATCTTTGAGTGATCGAATTTTAACTCAAGATATAATCGAGACGGTTAATGATTGTGGTGAAAAGCGCTACATTCAAATTGAAACCGAGAGAAATCAAAAAAGAGAAAGAGAAACTGATTTAAATATTCTCCTTACGAAGTGTAAAAGGTTACTATCCTTCGTAGAGACAACAAAAAATGAATCAATCTTCAAAAAATTAGTGGCTTTCACTGAAAAAGTAAGACAAGCCTTATATCTCGGTGATGACATTCGAGATTTGTTTCACGAGTTTGAACAAATTGAAAATACTACAAAAAAAAGTTCCAAGTCTTTTAAAAACCTAAGTGATATAACGATGATGGGATAATCAAGTAAAACATGGATCTCTTTCATAAAATAATGGCACTCGTCGACAAGAACTCGGATAAGATCCCCGAAGGAGACTATCTAGAGTTGTGTGACACTATACACGAACTGCGACGACAAGTGAAACCACCTTCATTTCTTCTTGACCAAAATCAACCACTCATGTATGCACCCATGACTGATGGGCAACCACCCGAATGGATTGAGGATCCATTGCCATCTGATCCTGATACTGCTGCTCAGCGATCACGTGAACAACTTCAACAACGGTGGAGAGAACTTGAGGAAGAGGTTATGTATCCTGGTCTTAACCAATTCCTGCAAGAATTGCATGAGGAGTGGTCAGCGACCGATAGTATCGAGCCGGTAGAGCCTGGTGCGTATTATCCCCCACCAAGACAGGGAATGCATCAACACGTGGAGGATGGTACCACAGTTGCTGAAGTTTCTATGATGGATATCGACTAACGCCTAGGTCTCACACGTAAACTGTTGAGATCTCTCCACGGAGTTGGTGGACGACGACGAAGGGGTTGTGGTGCCGAAGGATCAACTGTAGCTGTAGTTTCTGCCTGACCCATTAGGTCTTTTAATTTCAAGTGTAAATGTTTGAGTTCGTTTGATATCTCCACGTACGCCCATTCTGTTTTCGTGGGGAACATTTTATCATCATCCATGATCTCCATGATGTTTCTTAGATGTTCCATACCTAAGTGAAGCCTAGAATTTATATTTTTCAATAAAAAACATGGAAGACTTACGTAACCTCATGGCATGCATCGACGAAATATCCAGTCAGATCCCTGACGGAATGTATCTGAAGATGGCTGACCAAATGAAACGCGTTCATGAACATATGAATGGCAACAAGAGCATCCACGATGACACCTTCTACTACAGTGACGATGATTCTGTCCTTGAAAGTGATGATGACTCGGACAGTGACTTCGCCCCGAATCTCGATCGAACACGTCTCTCTGATATTGCACTTCTCAGAGACCAGCTTTATGATCGTGTGAAGAAGATGCATGAGGAGTACAAGGTTCTCATGAAGTGGGAAAAGGAAGCGAGGCGTACTTGGACTCCCATCAAGCGTATGACTGCGTTTCGAAAGACTCAGGCTATCAAGCTGTGGTGTGAAAAGAACGTCCGTTGGGCCCCCGGTGGTGAGGCTGGGGAACTCGTTGGTTACCTAAGCACCGCCGCCGTGAATGGACCGACAAGCGGCTGGACCTGGAAAAACCTGATGGAAAACGGTCTTCGGACAATTGTGTTGGAAATTGGAACCGATGAGGAGAAGGTCCCAGATTTCGTCTACTACGATGAACTTTCACTCAAAACACTCCAAAAGCTTCCCGCCTTTGAGAAGAAGATTCATGATGACTACAAGGAAGAATGCCAAAGGAAATGGTATGTCGCCCTCCAAAACGCTAAGTTAAAGGTGGTTGAGTCGAAGGCAAAGATGGCCGGGTTTGAGATGTTTTGTGTGGATAGGGAGAGCGAGTTGAGGCTAGCTGATGCTCACGTCTATCACCGTGATTACTGGGAGTCCGCAACAAATGAGTTTTGGGTGAGTGATAGTGGACGAATGGTGGACAGCGGGTTTGTGGCGCGGGTTGAACGACGCCGTTAAAGAATTTAGCACCTAAGTTTGTAAGAATATTTGTAAATTTCATCTAAAAACATGACTACTCAACAAGATATTTTACGCACGATGATGACACAGCTGGATGAC